CACAAGAAAATGTAAAATGTAAAATCTATGGTTTTTACATTTTTTGGCACTGCTTCGTAATAAAATATTTTTGAAAATAAAAAGTTTCCTTACCAAGTAGTTTGATAAAATGTAAAAACTAGGTTTTTACATCCGATTTTTTATTTAGAAGGGAATAAAATTTGTAGGGTTTTCTGATTTTACAGTTCGGTCTTACGATGTTCTAATAAATCATTCATTTCTTTATCAAGAAAGGGAATTTCTATTCTTTCATATGTTTTATATACATTATCTGGATGTAATCGCATTAGAAATAATCCAACTACTTTTTTATCATATTTATGTTCTAAAATGGTTTTATACATATTTAATTGTAGTGAATAATGCCAAAAATTTGTATCTGGTAAATGTGAAATACATTTCGTTGTTGAATATTGAGTAAAATATCCTTTATCATTTTCAATTTCTTTACATCTTTTCCAATCATAAATAATAAGTTCTCCCTTTTCATTTTCAAATATCATATCAATAGAACCAGCTAATTTTAATTCTTCATAATAAACCATCCATTCTGTTCTGTATGGTTTTAAATCTGGAAAATCTTCTACAAATTTCAAGAAATAAGAATATTCTATACTATCATTTTTATTTTCTATTTTGTTATAATAACATTCAATATCATAATGCAATTGGGTCCCAGCCAAAGATGCTTCTTTACCAGAAGATTTCCATTTTTCTAATATTTCGTCTTTGGTCATTCCAAAATAGGGATAACTAGGATCCGTTCGTTTTTTACTTTTTAATATATTTTCAACTGCTTTTTCACCATTAAAACCAGAAAAATGATGATGATTCCAAGTTGTTACAGATGTAAAAGAGGAATCCCCATGTACTGTATAAATATGTGGTCCTTCTTCAAAGGTAATATATTGATCTCTTGTATGTGGATTTAATTTCGCCAACATTGTGATTTGTGTTATGTAAAAGTTATGTTTAATCAATTTTTTTAAGAATTAGAAGAAAAGAAAAAAGGTGTAAAAAAGGTCATTTTTTAAACTTCATCAAAAGAAAGAGGAACAAAACATTGTTCTTTTTGTATCAAAGTGTACATACAAGAAAACAATTTATTTGTTCTTGTAATGTTTTCTTTTTGACCATCCATTATTTTTTTCATATAAACCATATCTTTTTCTTGTCCTTCATCTGTAGAAATGTATTCCTCTTGTTCTATTTCCCATTGTAAAAACATTTGAAAGAAACGACTAAATAATATGGACATGAGTTTTTTCATTTTTGTTGTGTCTAATGCAGACCACGATAAGTTATCATATATATAAATAGTCTTTGCTTTTTGAGTAAAAGCACAAAGAGGTAATGATATTTTTAAAAATTGACTAGAATGAATATGATCAGAAATACATAATTGAAGCCCAGCTATGAAATCATACATAAATATTTGTTCTAAATGTTGTTGTGAGATTGGAATATTTTGAAACCATTCATTTATTGTTTCTTTAGGAAGAATAGATAGTTGAGAAGGACTGTTTAGATATTTTAATATATGAATTCGTTGTTTCGTTTTTAATTGTGTTAATTCTAATGTCATTTTATTCATTTTTTGTTGCATTTGATTCATTTGATACATGATATCACGTAACATCTTATCTCTTTGTCCATCTGTTAATCTAGATTCTATTTTTTCTGTTTCTTCCTCTTTTGTTTTACGTGGAACATGTAACCAAGTACATGTTGGTATATGATGATCTAATTTCGTTTTGGTAAGAAATTCTTTTGTACATATTTTACATGAAAATTTACCAGAATACATTGTTTACAATAGGATTATAAAAAGCTAGTATATAATCAATTTTTTGTTAAAATGAAAATGTTTTTTAAAAAAAATTCTATCATTCCACCACGTCCTCTTTTTTTGGTTTTTGAAAATGGAAAAAAATGTATTTCTTGTTCTTTGTAACGTTTTTCTTTTCTATTGTTGTAATAAAAGAAGATGTCTTTTTTAGAACCAACCATATCTCAAATGGATAATCATTTTATTATGCAAAATGTGTATAAACCGATACGTTCTAAATATGTAAATATTGATTCTACTTTTTCAGACGAGTATAATACATCTAGTTTGGCAAAATTTTCCATTACTTTTCCTCAAATATTACAAGATGTGAAACAAATACAAGTAGAACATATGGAAATTCCTATTCAATATTATAATTTTTCTTCTAATCGTAAAAATACAACTATGAATATTACGGATATGCAGAGTGGTAGTGTTTATACATTGACTACCACAGATAATCAATATGATACATCTCAAACTCTTTTATCAGAGATAAATACACAATGGAATAAAATAAATACAGATTTGTCGTTTGGTTTTATTAACAATCGTGTCCAAATCAAAAATATGTCTACCACCAAGATATATAAAATTTCTTTTGCAGTAGATGAAAATGGTCAATTTGATAAAATACGTTTTAAATCCAAATTAGGTTGGGCATTGGGTTTCCGTAAAATAGAATATACTTTTTCTCCTGGGCAAGTAACAACTGCCGAAGGTACTTTACAATTAAATACCTTTCGTTATTTCTATTTAGTACTTGATGAACATTCTGCCAACTTTACTAATTCCTTTCAGGTTCCTATTGCAAGTAGTGGCTTTTTGTCAAAAAATGTGATTGCTAGAATTTCGTTAGGAAATACAACGTATGGAAAAGTAACAACATTTAGTCGTATGTATGGTAATTTTTATTCTGATTTACGTTCTTATAATGGGAAAACCGATCTTCAAAAGTTAAAAATAGAATTAATAGATGAATGGGGAAATAATATTCATTTAAATCTTTCTGATTTTTCTTTTTGTTTGCGTGTAGATTACGAATAATTTTTTTTTGTTTTTTTCTGTTTTTTTCTGTTTTTTTCTATTTTTTTTATTAAAAAATTGAAATTCTTTATCTTTTTCTTTTTCTTTTTCATTCAAAAAAAAGATGAACCGCGATATTCTTTCGTTAGAACAAGAATGTGCTTTACAACAATTTGAAAATGGTGACAATTTAATAGTGACAGGTCCTGCTGGAACGGGTAAAACAAAACTGATTCAATATTTTCTAGAATCTGCCAAAGAAAGAAAGAAAAATATTCAAGTATGTGCCATGACAGGATGTGCCGCTCTTTTATTAACAGGATGTAATGCATCCACTATTCATTCATGGAGTGGGATTCGTACAGCAAATAAAGATGTAAATACTATTATTACTTCTGTATTAGAAAACAAAACGGCGATTCAAAAATGGAGAAAAGTAAATATTTTGATTATTGATGAAGTGAGTATGATGTCAGAAAAAATATTTGATTTATTGAATGAATTAGGTAAACATACGAGACAAAAAACAGAAGAGTTTGGTGGTATACAGGTTGTTTTTATGGGTGATTTTTATCAATTACCACCAGTAGGAAGAGAAGAACGTTTTTGTTTTGAATCTGCTTTCTGGTATAAGGTTTTTGATTTAGATAATCATATTGTATTACAAACTATTTTTCGCCAGCGAGATCCCATTCATCAAAGTATTTTATCTTCTATCCGATGTGGTGAAATGGAAAGAACACAAATTGAATTTTTACAAAAATATGTGAATCGTGTTTATGATATAGAATCACATGGTGGTTGTGTTCCTATGAAATTATTTCCAACAAGACAAAAAGTAGATTCTGTCAATCAATCTATGTTTCAACAATTAGAAGGACCTTCTTATGAATACAATTATATACAAAAATCAAATTGTATAACCTACCTAGAATCAGGAACACCTATTCCCACTGAAAAAGCGAAAAAAACAATCACTACCAAACAAAAAGAATATGAAATGGATAGTTTATTAAAAAATTCACCTGCAGAACAAAAATTACATTTAAAAAAAGGCACCAATGTCATGTGTACAGTCAATTTAGATTTAGATATTGGTATTTGTAATGGTTCTATAGGTGTAGTGATTGATTTTCAACCAAATGTTACTGGAATACCCATACCTATTGTCAGATTTAGTAATGGTATTGTCAAACAAATTCCAATTAAATATTGGCAATCAGAAGAATTTCCTGTTTTAGCTATAGGACAAATTCCTTTATGTTATGCATGGGCCATAACGATTCATAAAATTCAAGGGGCTACTTTATCTCTTGCTGAGATTGATATTGGACACAATATTTTTGAATATGGACAATCGTATGTGGCATTAAGTCGTATGAAAGATTTAGATGGATTATATCTTTCTGGTTTCTCACCTTCTAAAATTAAAGTTCACCCAAAAGTAAAGGCTTTTTATTGTGCTATTCCAAAGGTTGAATATGAAATAGAAACATGATTTATCTGACACTGTGATTATTTGACATGTGATTATAAAATTACAAAAATGAAGTACTTTTTATACGTTTTCTTATTTTTTTATTCGTTTTTTTAGTAAACCATATTGGTTTATTATTAAATCTTTAAACAATCAACATTTTTAGGAAAAAGAAAGAGAGGAAAATACTAAAAAAATAGTTTAGGACATTATTATAGGTTTCTTGGGATGTATTATAGTTCTTTCCAAGGGCAAAAACCATACCTTTCTTCTTACAATAAAAATTACGATAATGGCAATCTTTTTGTAGTAGGAAAAATAAATGGAAAGTCATATGAATTTAAACAGAAAAAAAAACAGGTTCGTTTTCAACCTCGACACTATACTAGGAAGAATACCATTAAATGGAAAACACCACATCCCAAAAAAAAAACAAAATCAAAAAGGTTGAATAGAGATATCAATGTTCCTAAGTATACTATATAAGATACGATGTCTTGGAAACAATATGGTGGAATGAAAAAAATGGATCATTTAACAAATCTAAATGTTGTATCCATTGCTACAGATGATCTTACAGTAAGAAATGCATATCAAGGGTTATTAAATATTTGTGGTGAATTACATGTATCACAACGTTTATTAGAAAATCAAAGTTTAATAGGTGGGAATATAACAGTGGACAAAAATATATTATTACAAGAAAAAATAATACTAGGTGGTAGCCAAACATTTTTGAAAGGAGATGCAAGTGGAGTAGGGATTAATGTCATTTCACCAAATGCATTATTAGATATATCAACAAACCAAACCAATGTGTTGAAAATATATACATCTCATTCCGCATCCAAAAGTATATTGTCACAAACTGGTAATAATTATGGTTTAATTCATAAAGTAGATCCAAGTTGTATTGCTTTTGATTTTTATCATCAAGACCATTCTTTATTAAATGTATTATCTGAACCAGAAGCTTCTATTCGTTATGAGAAAAATGCTTTTTCATTTCAAACAAATCAAGTGTTTATTGGTACAGTTCTTTTGGAACAAGAAGAATCTACTATGATTATAAAAAATACTGGCAATTCCATATATACTAGTGTTGATGGTGAAAATAATATTTCCTTTACACCTACAATGCGTATATATGATGAAACGAAAAATCCTTTATTCATTCTAGATAATTCTAGTACTGGTTTAAGTATAGGAGGAGGATCATTAAATGGAAAAGCGATCGGAACCATAGGATGGCTTGAAAATTCAAATTATATTCCACATCATACTTATTTACAAGGTAATTCGGATATAAAATGTAAAACCACCACAGGAATAAATACATATAACCCAAAAGTAAATAAATATTCATTAGACGTGAATGGACCTGTATCTATTAACCATTCAGAAATACATATAGTAAAAAATCTGTCGTATGTGATTACAGGTGGTTCTATTTCAAATGGAAATGTTGTAAGTATTGGAACGAATGGACAATTACTCTCTTCCTCGGATTTTATAAATTGGTATGGAAATACTTTTTCTGGTACACTGTCAAATCTATGGTATGGAAATGTTGTGGTTACAAAAATAGCGAATGGAAATATACAATCCTATACGAGTCAAAATAATGGTCAAAGTTGGATCATGGGAAATATTTCTTTAATTTCAGGTAGACAAGTACCAGATAATATTTCCACCTTTCTTTCTGATTCACCTACACTTTACTATTCAAATCGTACATTAACATACGTGATGATTACATCCTCTAACGGTTTAACCTCTGTAGATATTTCATGTACTTCTGTTCAAACGGTTGATAAATACATAAGTCCCTCTGGGAATACTTATGTGTTAGGAGGGGCATATCAAGGGAATGGAATGATTCAACAAATTTATAGATCCGTAGACACTTCAAACTATGTAACGTTAAGTACATACCAAAATACAAATATTGCTAGTTATATCTATTTAAAAGCATTTGGAAGTTTTATAGTCGCAGTTGGAAAGAATTATATTAGTTATACTACTTCTGGTACTGACTTTTCTGGTACTGACTTTAGTTTTAATAGTTCAGTTTCATTGAATCATCTAGATATATTTGATTTGTCTCGTGTGATTGTTGTTGGAGATGCAGGTTTTATTGCTATTACTACAACTGGTGGGAATGCATGGACTCAGATTACCTCCACGCTCATCAATGGAATGGGAAATGCACCGATTTTATTAGATTCAAATTATAATCTTCTTCGTGTATCTATTCTTGACAAACATACATTTTTATTTATATCAGTCAATCCGAATACTATTCAAAGTCGTATTCTTTTAGTATATGCACCGAAATGGTTCTCTCCAGATGATGCAGATAGTCTTTTAGAGATTGATGGACACATACTTGTCAATGGAGATATTAAGTCAACACAAAATATAATTCATGCTTGGAATACAGTACCTGATCTGTATCTTGGAAAACAAAACGGAAATATTTATTTAGGAAACACTATTCTAACAAGCGAAATTTATTTAGATGAAGAACTTTCCTTATCTATCAGTAAGCAAGAAAGCACATATAAAAATTTTCCCATTCGGTTACATAGAGATGTTTTAATCAGTGGTAATTTAACAATAGAAGGTAATAGTAATATCAATACCTCTATTCAATCTACTTTTCTTTCTTTTAATTCTGATAGTTTTATTAATAATTTACAAGGAACAACCACCAAAACATTTTCTGTGAAAGAAAATGGTAATACAACTCTAGGTTGTGGATTTTATATTTATAATACTACAAGTAGAAAATCTGTTGATGGTCAAATCGATTTGAATAGTCAACAAAGTAATGATGGATTTATTAAAATTAGTGATGTATGTGATAATATATTAAGTTTTCGTAGTACGGGTGACAACAATGTAGTTTCTATGGCATTCCCTTATTTAAAAACGAAATCCGAAACGAAAAATTCCCTTTTATTATTACATTTGAAAGATGGAGCAGAGAGTAATGTTAATGATAATTTTTATATCATCTCTTCTGATGCTTCTTATTCTAGTCTACCTATTTCTGTTGAATCCTCATTATACGATATTATAGATGTATCCATGAGTGGAAATATATATTTTAAGAATTCAAATATACCATTGCAATATTTTCAAAATGTAACATCTGATGTACAAAATCAACTTACGAATCGTATTCAATATACAGATTCTTCTGATATTTCCTTGAATGGAAATGTGACTTTTTCTAAAAATATGAACTTGTTTGGAAATGTCCTAGTCAATGGAAATATTATTACTCCACTTGAATTCAGTTATTTAGACGGGATCACTGAAAATATACAAAATCAATTCATGAATCGTATTCAATATACGGATTCTTCTGATATTTCATTGAATGGTAATGTGACTTTTTCAAAAAATATGAACTTGTTTGGGAATGTCCTAGTCAATGGAAATACTATTACCCCTTTTGAATTCAGTTGTTTAGATGGTGTTACTCAAAATATACAAAATCAATTTATGAATCGTATTCAATATACGGATTCTAATGATGTTTCTTTAAATGGTAATGTGACTTTCACGAAAAATTTAAGTTTGTTTGGAAATGTCATAGTCAATGGAAATACTATTACTCCTCTTGAATTCAGTCGTTTAGATGGGATCACGGAAAATATACAAAGTAAATTAAATGGTTTACAATCAAGTGTTACTGCATTTCAAGAAGGTACGATTGATTATCAAAGTATACAAACATTCAGTCAAGGAATTGTGGTAAGAACTATTTTTACTTTAGAATCAAATCTTGACTTATTTTTTAATGGTAATACCACAAGTATTACTAGGGAACAGCTCTCTTATTTACAAGATGTTACTGGAAATATCCAAAATCAATTAAATCAAAAAATAATTACCAATGAGTCTAGAGATCTATCTTTCAATGGAAATGTATCGTTAAATCGGGTCACTTTATTAGGTAATCTGCTTGTGTATAATACTTCTTTAGCACCTCAACAATTATCTTACTTACAAGATGTTACCGGAAATATTCAAAATCAATTATTCAATCGGGTACTAACAACCGAAACCAGAGATATTTCATTAAATGGAAATACGTATTTCAATAAAAATATTATTATAAATGGAAATCTTGTAAAGAACAATCTTATTCTTCCCTTGGATTATTTGAGCAATGTTACTTCTGATATTCAACAACAATTAAATACTAAAACGAATAATTCAGATACTAGTGATGTTTCTTTCAATGGTAATGTTTATATAAACCGATTGCTTTTATCTGGCAATGTGAATAATATTACACCCACACAGCTCAATTATTTAAGTGGTGCAACTAGTAATATTCAAGAACAAATAATTTCATTGGTAAATATTAATGAACCATCACGTTCTGTTACAATTGGTAATCTAACTATTGGGAATGCTACAGTTTCTGGTAATCTGTCTTTACAAAGTCTAAATATGAAAGGAACCATGTATTTGACAGGAAATATAACCACATTTGGTAATTTGATAAGTCCTCTTATGGTAAATTCTTTATATGGAATACAAGGAAACATTCAAGAACAACTGAATAGAGTAAGTGGAATTACTGTAAGTTCCGTTCAAACAAGTACAGATAATACGTTTACTGGAATCAATACGTTTGGAAAGGGTATTATTATTAGCGGAACACGTACTGGGAACCTTAGGAGTTTCTCATCAGGTTCTACCACATTAAGTATAGATGGAGTGCAAGTTGTTTCGACAGGAACCGTTACATTAAATGTCTATAACTACTTAAATGCTGATGTATCCTTAAATGGTAGTCTATATTGTTTAGGTTATGATGAGCAAATTTATGACTATGATGAGATAAACCAAAAAGATACCAGTTTAAATACCGTTATTCGTCGGGAAGGTAGTATTTTTTGTAGAAATCTTACGACAAATAATCTCTTTCATTTAAATGGTAATGTTGTCACTCCAAATGGAAACGTGTCTTCACAAGAAATTAGTTATTTGGCTGGAATTACAAGAAATATTCAGCAACAATTAGACGGGGTTAGTAGTCAAACGGGTGGTAGTGGTTCTATTTCAGCAAGTTTATTAAGTGCCACTACTTTTACTGGAAATACTTTTACTGGAAATACTTTTACTGGAAATACTTTTACTGGAAA